ATGACCAAAGATGGACAGCTCAACGAGAGCAGCACGAAGCGGGAGATTGAGAACCGCTTCACCAATGCACGCCGCGTCATGGACGACCTATGCCGGGCCTATTATGGGATGACTTGGGACGAGCATGAGCGGTTACATGGGAAGGAGGAGAACGCAAATGAACGCACAGAGCGCAATCAGCCGTGCGATTGCTGAGAAACGGCGGCTAATGTTTGAACGCCACGGTGGAATCATGTCCTCCACAGATGTGGCGCGGGAGGTAGGCTACTGCCCGCGGGCATCCAGCGGCGACCGCTGGGCGGCGGAGCATGATATACCCGCAATCCGCATGGGGCCTCGTAAGCGGGGCTATGAGACAGATTTGGTGGCAAAGGCCATCGTGCAGGGGAGGGGAATGGTATGAGCAAGACAAGATATGAGCGCCGCCGGGCCCGCCGGGAGGCTGTGAGTGCAGCAGTGTTTGCCGCCTGCATCGTGATAGCCTGCGGGCTGCCGAACTGGGTGGAGTGGATTTTATGAACCGCTATCTGATTACGAGCGTTGCGGCTCTGTTCCTCTTGCTGGCGCTGGTTGCACTAGTTGAAATCATCTGGGACCAGGAGCCGGAGCAACCGGCCATTGAGACCCCGGCGGCAACCACCACCCCGTCCCCCACGCCCACCGGCCCGCTCACCATCCAGATCACCGGACTGGAGGGCGCGGAGAGCATCGACGATGTGTGGGCGGTCATAGAAATCCCACATTGAGGAGGGAGCAAAATGGACTTAAAAAAGATTTTGGACGAGCATCTCCTTTGGCTGAATGGAGAGGGCGGCAGCCGTGCCGACCTGAGCGGTGCCAACCTGAGCGGTGCCGACCTGAGCTTTGCCAACCTGCGCGGTGCCGACCTGAGCTTTGCCAACCTGCGCGATGCCGACCTGCGCGATGCCGACCTGAGCTTTGCCAACCTGCGCGATGCCGACCTGCGCGGTGCCGACCTGAGCTGTGCCAACCTGAGCAATGCCAACCTGTTCGGTGCCAACCTGCGCGGTGCCAACCTGCGCGGTGCCAACCTGAGCGATGCCGACCTGAGCGGTGCCGACCTGAGCGGTGCCAACCTGTTCGGTGCCAACCTGAGCAATGCCAACCTGAGCGGTGCCGACCTGAGCTTTGCCAACCTGCGCGGTGCCGACCTGAGCGGTGCCAACCTGTTCGGTGCCAACCTGAGCAATGCCAACCTGAGCTGTGCATCTATGGATCAAATGATATGGGATATTCATACAGTTTTTTACCCGCTGCAATGCCCAGATTCCGGTTCTTATATCGGCTATAAAAAGGCAAGTGGCCTTGTTGTGGAGTTGGAAATCCCCGCAGATGCACGCCGGTCCTCCGCTACTAGCCGAAAATGCCGCGCCAGTAAGGCCAAGGTATTGAGTATCACAGATATCAACGGAAATCCTGCTGGCGGCCAGGTAAAGAGCAATTATGATCCGGACTTTGTTTATACCATAGGGGAAACCGTTGAAGTGTCTGATTTTGATGATGACCGCTGGAACGAGTGCTCTACTGGCATTCATCATTTTATTACACGGGCGGAAGCCGTTATTTACGAATAAAAGCGCCGCTCCCCGGTGTGCAAGACCGGAGGGCGGCAAGGGAAACATTTGTTTATTTACATTTTATGACGATTAGAAAGGAAAGTCAAATGAAATTGTATCAAAAGCGCAATGGAAATATGTCCAATCAGGACTGGCTTGACCTTGGTACGCTTCTTCTTAAGCTGGGCTATGTAGTTTCCATAGGAAAGGAGAAGCAAAGCGGATCTATGTACCGTTCTTATATCGAAATACAGGGAAACGGACTGGAGAAGGAGGAGCTGTAATGCACATCCCATTGTATGACAGCCAGACGACTCCGGCATCTGCTTATTGCGAGAAGTGCCGCCAGGAGGTCTACCACGGCGAGGCCCGGTTCCAGTGGGAAGGGCGGTGGCTCTGCCCGGACTGCTTCCGGGCCGCAGTCAACAAGGCCCTGCGAGACAGCCCGGAGCAGGTGGCGCTGGAGATGGGGCTGGAAGTGGAGCGGTACGTATGATGGAAAAAGTCATTGATATCACCGGATGGGTTGAAAAGGGGGCGATTACATGAAAGTAAATTGTGTTTCTTACTATGCCACCGGCAAGGCAGAAGTCAAAGTTTACTTTCCTTAGCTTAACGGCATGACAGTCTGCCAGTGGTGCCCCTACATCCAATACCGGGAGGGCCTCAAGCGCCACCAATGCGCCCTCACCGGCGAATTTCTGCCGTACCCGTTTGACGGGATGGGGAACGAGTGCCCGATTACATTTGATAAGGAGGACAAGCAACATGAGTTTGACAGTTAAGGAGACCAAGGGCGGCGGCAGTGCCCCCATTGAGCCCGGAGCGTACCCGGCCCGCTGCGTGGGCGTAGTCGACCTGGGCATCCAGCACAACGACTTCAACAACAAGGATCAAGAAAAGGTGCGGCTTATTTTTGAGCTGCCCACGGAGCGCGTGCAGGTAGACGGTGAGGACAAGCCCCGCTGGCTTAGCAAGCCCTACACCGCCTCCCTCCATGAGAAGTCCACCCTGCGCCATGATCTGGACGCCTGGCGCGGTAAGCCCTTTACCCAAGAAGAGCTGGCCGGGTTCAATCTGGCAAATGTAATCAACGCCCCCTGTTTACTTACCGTGGTCAACCAGGAGGGCAAGAATGGCGGCACCTACGCCAAGATTGCCGGTATCTCCAAACCGATGAAGGGCATGGAAGTGCCACCCCTTGAAAACGAGCCGATCCAGTTTGATATGGACGCCGAGGACGCCGAAGAGACCCTGAAGTTGCTGCCCACCTGGATGCAAGATGAGGTGCAGAAGTCAGTCACATGGAAGGCGAGGATGTCCGGCCCTTTTGAGGATGCCGACGAGGACGGCGAGCTCCCGTTTTAAGGGGGCCGCCGCCCTATGGAATACATTAAAATCCCTATAATCTGCGCCGACGCCATTTTGGCCCTCGGAGAAGCGGAGTGTGGCCGGTTGCTTATGTCCCTTCTGGAATACAGTAGGGGCGGAGGTACGGTTGAACCCCGTGGTGCTGAGAAGTCAATCTATCTAATTTTGAAAGCGCAGATGGACAAGGATACAGAGACAGGGCGGAAACGTGCGGAGAACGGGCGGAAAGGCGGCATAGCAAAGTCCAGCAAATTAAAGCAAAATCTAGCAAGCGATAGCATGCCCCCTTCCCCGCTTCCTTCTCCCCCCACACCCCCCATATCTATTCCCCCATCCCCCAAAGAAAAACCCCCTAAAGGGGGTAAAAAGAAAGTCCCCCCAACGGTGGAAGAAGTCCGCGCCTATTGCCAGGAACGGGGGAACGGCATAGACCCGGAGGCCTTTGTGGACTTCTACGCAGCGCGGGGGTGGAAATACGGAGCAGGGCGGCCCATTGTAGACTGGAAAGCCGCCGTGCGGACCTGGGAAGCCCGCCGAAGGGCGGAACAGCCAGCCACTACGGAGACATACCGCCCACGGGCCTACCACCTGGAGCGGGACGAGGATGGGCAGGAGGTTGTGGTCTATGACGATTGACGCGCTGGAGGCGGAGAGTGCGGTATGCGGCTCTATCCTGCTGGACGACGCCTGCCTGCCCGAGGTGCTGGAGCACCTGACAGAGGCGGATTTCGTGCTGGAGGCGAACCGGGCGATTTTTCGGGCGGCGGTTGAGCTTTACCGGCGCGAGGAGCCGGTAGACCCTGTGAGCATCCGGGCGGAGGCCAGGGGTGCAGTCAGCGACGCCTACATGATGGAGCTGATGCAGGCCACCAACACGGCGGCCAACGCCGGGATTTACGCGGAAGAGACCCGGCGGGCGTCCATGCGGCGGAGCCTGGTAGCCCTCGGCCAGGAGCTGGAGCAGCGTGCGTCTACCCTGGAGGACACCCCCAGGGAGCTGATTTCCGCCGCACAGCGAGAGCTGGAGGCCATTGAGGCTCAGGACACCGCAAGGGAGCTGGCTACCTCCGGGGATACTTTGCTGGCCTATTACCGGCACCGGGAGCGGGTGGATGCCGGTGCCGGCGGCTACGTCCCTACGGGCTACCGGAGCTTAGACCGATTGCTGGGCGGCGGCCTGCTGAACAGCGGATTTTACATTCTGGCCGCCCGGCCCGGCATGGGCAAGACCACTTTTGGGCTGGCTGTGGCGGATCAGGTAGCCCAACAGAATGGGCCAGTGCTCTTCGTGTCCCTGGAAATGGATGAGGAGCAGTTGGCCGCCAAGCGGCTGGCGCGGGCCGCCGGGATTTCCTATGACGCCCTCATGATGGGCAATCTTGGGGACGAAGAGCGGGCCCGTGCGGCGGAGTGGAGTTCGAAGGTGTCCCAGATACCTGTCTACACAAACCGCAAGCCCCGCGCCACCGTGGACGATATCGCCAACATGGCCCGGAAGGTTAAAGGGCTCAAGCTGCTGGTGGTGGACTATTTCGGGCTGATCCGGACAGAGGAGCGGGCTAAAAACCGCTATGAGGCTATGACCGAGGTGTCCGGGCAGCTCAAGGCGCTGGCGAGAAAGCTCAAAGTACCGCTGCTCTGCCTGGCGCAGATCAACCGGGAGAACGCACAGCGGCAGGATAAGCGGCCCCAGCTCTCTGACCTGCGGGATACCGGGGCACTGGAGCAGGATGCGGATGGCGTAATCTTTTTACACTGCAACAGCTATTACAACCAGGAGCGGCCCGACCCGTGGGAGCCCGACTATATGCAAATTATTTTGGCGAAAAACCGGCACGCCAGCACCGGTACGTGCGACGCGGCATTCTACCGGGCGGTGGGGCGGATTATACCAGCGAGGTGATATCAGTGACAGACGAAAAGGCGGCGGATGTTTTGTCCGCCCTGAGAGACAAACATCGCGCCATTATGGAGACCGGATCCGAGCTGGCTCAGGTGCATGGCCAGATTGTGGAAGCCCTGAACTGGGCGCTGGAGATACTTAGACATGGGAACGATTCGGTTTGATATACCATACCCGCCCACGAAGAAGGGCAAGTCGGCCTTCTGCCGCCGGTTTGGGCTGAACGCCTACTACTCCGGCAAGCACTGGGCGCAGCGGAAGAAGGACGCTGACGAGCTCCACGCGCTGACTCTGGCCGCGCTGAAACAGGCCCGAGTGCGGCGCGGGATGGTACGGGGGCCGGTCTCCATCACTTTTGCATGGGACGACGGGCTGGACATTGACAACCACGCAGCCATCGCCAAAGCCGTGGTGGACGCGCTCAAGGGATACCTGCTGCCGGACGACGATCACCGCTGGTACAGGCAGGTCATACATAGGCTTTGGGACGGGGGATGTATCCGGGTGGAGGTGGAGGAGCTTTGATCACCAGAGACCCCTACGGCATCAGCGGAGCGGTGGCCCCCTGGCGCAGTCTGGACGCAATTGAGCCGATCGTGGAGCGCAATATCACGGAGCGGGACGCGGAAGAGGCGGCAATCTGTGGACAGTGCCCGCTGCCGGACTGCAACCCGAAAAGAGTTGGCTGCCTCCTACATACCAGAGCGAAAAAGCCAAAACCGTCCCGCGATTTGCTGGAGCGCATGGCGCTGGACGGGTATGGGCCGGAGACGATAGCCCAGGCCACCGGATACTCCATATCAACCACCACAGAGTATATGAAACAGTTTTTTAGGGCGGGACCATGTGAGCGCTGTGCGTCCAAGAGCATTTGTGATGCAGTCGTCGGGACGTGTAGCCGTAAAGAGCGATGGAAAGCAATCAAGGAGGTGCCGAACGATGGACGATAAGACGCGCGCCCTGCTGGGCGACCACGAGGCGACGAAACTGGCGCATCTCTCCCTCTTCTCCGGCATCGGGGGACTTGACCTTGCCGCCCAGTGGGCCGGATTTACCACCGTCGGACAGTGCGAGTGGGCGGACTACCCGACAAAGGTTCTGGAAAAACACTGGCCGGACGTGCCGCGCTGGCGGGATATTCGTACATTGACGGGAGAAAGTTTTTATGAAAAGACAGGACTACGAACAGTTGACGTTATTTCGGGCGGATTCCCCTGCCAGCCACACAGCGTTATCGGGAAACGGCTTGCAGAAAATGATGAACGGCACTTATGGCCAGAGTTCCTGCGAGTTATTGACGAATTGCGGCCGAGATATGTTGTTGGCGAAAATGTTAATGGCATCTTATCTACAATACATGAGTCCATTTGCACCGATTTGGAAAAAGAAGGATACGAAGTCTGGACGTTCAGTATTCCGGCTTGTGCTGTCGGAGCGCACCATGAAAGATACAGGGTTTGTATTCTTGGCATCTCCAAGGGCAAGTCAGGACTTCAAGCCGATCCGCAGGCAGACACCACAGGAGCACAGCGGAAAACACGGACAAACGCTGAGTGCCAGCCTTGGAATTATCTTCCCGGAACGTATTGGGCAGTACATCACCCCCCAGTTTGCGGAATGGATGATGGGATTCCCGATTGGATGGGGGGATATCCGCAGTACAAACAGTGGATGCAGTGTTACGGAAACGCCGTAGTGCCCCAGCAGTTTTATCCGATCTTTCGGGCCATAGCGGACATAGAGAGGGGAATTATACATGGATGATATCAAATTAGCCCTTCTAGGCAATCAAGAGGCGGCCAAGCGGCTGACGGATGCGGGGGTGCTACTGCCATGCCCGGGTTGCAGGGGTGAAGACACAAAGCACAGGGCTGTAATGGCATGCGTAATGATTGAATGCCTGTGTGGGTTTATGGCGGCGGGCTACGACTTGGAAGAAGCACGGCAGATATGGAACACCCGCGCGCCGATTCTGAGCGCGGAGGAGATGGAGATGCTGGAGGCGCTGAACGATGGCAAGGGCGATTGATGGAGAGTTGCTCGAACTGGAGATTGCAAATATTGCAAATAAACTGGCAAAATCCGATGCACAAAAGGCATTGATGGGACGGGTAATGTACTGCGTTGAGCATATGCCCACCATCCCCCAGCCCAGCAGCGAGCCGCCGCCCTGCTATCAGCCGGACGGAGACGGATGCGCCTATCAGTGTTACGACAGGGACGACGAGCCAATCGACAAATGCAAAGAGTGCCCGTTGTGCTACTCCGATAAGCAGAGGCACCATACCCCGCCGAACGAGCCGCTGACATGGAATGAGCTGGGCAATATGATGGAAAAGCCTGTATATATCGTCGAGCTGGAAGATGGGGAAAGTTGCTGGGTGTTAGTGCATACCGTTGACGATATTAAGGCTTTATTTGTGTCGGCGTTTGACCAATACGATTACGGGAATAGAGAACTATACGGCCAAACATGGCTTGCCTACCGCCGCCTGCCGGAGGTATCGCCATGAGATGCCAATACACCCGCCAGGAGCTAGAATCCATTACCCAGGAGACGGCAATCTACATTGAGGGCGCAGGGATAGCCCAGCTCCAATGGGGCGGCCTGGAGATTGCAGAGGGGTGCAGGGATGGATACCTCTACTGCAAGCACATCAAGCCGTTTAGCCTAGATCTGTACGGCCAATACTGGACGGCCTTTGATGGGCCGCCGGAAAGGGGAAAAAATAATGAAAATCCCAGCGGAATTTGAGGACATTTTACGGGGTGTAGAGTTGACGGAGAGAGAGAAGCGGTTCCTGCGCTGGATAACCAGCTGGGACGACCACACAATGCAGAACATGAGAACCGTGGTGGAGAAAGTACGGAGCACCCTCTCCACGCTCCAAGCCGAAAACAAGGAGCTGCGGGCCGAGCTGGAGCAGGTGAAGCGGGAGAGGGATGCGGCGGTCAGTGATCTGACATTTGTGGTGAATCAATATCGGCTGGAGACAACAGGAATAGACCTTTGCGGACTTTGTGAGTATGATTTGCCACCAGTAGGGGAAAATGGACAAACCGCAGAATGCCCCGGATTTTATGTGAACGATTGCTTTAAGTGGCGCGGCCCGGAGGAGGGGTGAGCATGGAGAGACTGACATACTGGTGTGACAATGGGCATGGTGGTGGAAAATGGTTTGTAGCTATCGATGCCGAAGGAAGAGAAGATTACGGGCCGCACGTTGACCGCCTCGCAGCCTATGAGGAGACTGGCTTGGAGCCGGGGGAAATCGAACAGCTCAAAGGTGAAGCATTTGGTCTGAGAGTGGACAAGCAAGAGCTGGAGCAATATCGTGCTCTCGGCCCCATTGACCGCCTCCGCGAACTGGCCGAGGCCGCACTACGGAGGGAGCAGGATGGCTGATATTCTGACGATCATAGCTGCTGTGGAGTGGATGGCGCTTGGCCTGCTTGTCCTGTGGAAGCTCAAGGGGTGGGATCGAAAGATGGAAGAGTTATACGAAGACATGAAGAAACAGTGGGAGGCCGAGCATGAGACTAGTTGATGCGGATAATGCACGAGAGTGCTTTGGTGGTGATGGGGTGACTGGAGCCGTCATGAAGCGTATGTTTGATAGCCTACCCACCATCGACGCCGTGCCTGTGGTCAGGTGCCGGGAGTGCAAGTTTTACCGAGAGTTACGTACAAAACGGCACAACCAGCTCATGCGACTGTGCTACCGGATGGGCAAGCACGATATGGAGTACCCGGTCAAGCCGGATGATTTCTGCTCCTACGGCCAGCGAAAGGAGGACAACCTGGACGGAGCCATCGAAAAGTACCTGAAAATCAAGGAGGAGGCCAACATGGACAAGCCGAGAATTTGCGAGGTGCTTGGGGTTGAACCAGAAGAAAAGTTTGAAATTAGAGGAAACACGTTAGGGCGATTTCGTATCAATAAATATGGGACATTCCAGATTGAAATATCAAATGACTGCTGGGGATTCTCCACTGTGGAATGTCTTAACAATCTCATAAATCATCCAGAAAACATCGCCCGCAAGCCACGCTGGACGGAGCAGGAGGTGGAGAGGGCGAAGGCTATCAAAGTGCTATATCCAGTTGTTAAAACATTGGCATACGTTGATATAGTGGGACAGACATTTTACATGTATGATGACGAAGACAACTATAAGGGCAGTCTTGATAACCTTGATGAAACGTTTCCTACGCTGAGGAGCATAAGGCGGGCCACATTGGACGAGATCATCGGAGGTGCCCAATGAAATCCCCTGAGTGTGTATGCAAAACGTCAGAAGAGTACATTCGTGTTGCGTTAGCTCTAGAAACTCTTGCTTACCATGACAAAAACTACTTAGACAGTACATTCGCAAAGAGCAATGCTGCTATCAGTGAAGAGATACAGGCTTGCTTGCAGAAGGCTTTAACGATGATGGAGGAAAAACAATGAGAGAAATCCTTTTCAAAGCCAAGCGGCTGGATAATGGAGAGGTGCTATATGCGGACACATGGGTATAAAGGAACAGATGTATATCGCCTGTGGGGGCAGATTGTAACAAGATGTGAAAACCCAAACGCCAAAAGTTACAGATGGTATGGGGCGCGTGGGATTACTATGGATGATACATGGAGAAGCGATCCAAAATCTTTTTGCGACTGGGCGATTGCGCATGGTTATAAAGCAGGGTTAGAGATAGACAGAATTGACGTGGACGGGAATTATACGCCCAATAACTGCCAGTTTGTTACGCATAAAGAAAACTGCGCCCCTAATAAGCGAAGGTTGAGGGCAACAAATAAAACAGGAGAACGGAATATTTGCTTCTCGAAACATGGGAAATTTGAAGCCTATGCTTACATAAATGGAAAGCAAAAATATATCGGTGCTTATCGTACTCTTGCAGACGCAGTAAAGGCAAGGGATATTGCGGAGGGCTCCATCCACGACGGGGAGGGCGGACAGCATGAGGAGGGATAGCGCTTGAACGAGTTCCCGGAGAGGCTGAGGCGAATAAGAGAAAGGAACCGGTTGAGCCGGTATAAACTCTCTGATTTATGTGGGATATCGTCTGACCAAATCAGAAGATATGAACTTGGAGAAAGAAAGCCTCGGTCAGATGCACTAGAGGCAATAGCTGACTATTTCGAAGTGTCGACAGATTACTTGCTCGGAAGGACGGACTATCCGTGTGTAGTTAAACCTTTATCGTCTCACAGAAGAATTTGATAATTCCTCCTTTTTGAGGAATCACAACCTGAATTTATGCGAAAATGGGAGCGTGGGGGCGTATGCCCCTGCGCTCCCATTCTCTTTCCATCCCCTTTTCCTCCTTCACGCAGAGTGGGTGGCGTCGGTGCATCTGCCGCCACCCTCTCTGTGTGCAATATGCCGCCGGTCGAACACCACCCCACTATTCGGGGCATGAGGGGTCGCACCCCTCTGGCGGCGAATGACGGTGGAAAGACACTACACCAGATTGCCAGAGCGTCTAGGCGCTGGGAAGAGTAAGACGCGAGCCGCCTGTCATGGGGGCGGAGCTAAAAAAGCGGTGGCAGCTATGACCTGCCCCGGCGCTATCCCACTGAAAACTGCCCTGCGAGTGGCTAATCATGATGTCGCCGCCGAGACCAGGGTGTGTCAATCTAAGCGAGACGGCGCAAATATGCCATCTTAGCTCAACTGGTAGAGCAACCGTCTTGTAATCGGTAGGTTGGAGGTTCGATTCCTCCCGGTGGCTCCAGAGATGCCCGGTGTATGCCGGACAAAGCATCATCTTGTGGTGGTGCTTTATATGCCGAGTGCAGCAGCAGAAGCGGAAGCGGCGGCCATGGACAACGCCGTGGACGTGTGGCGGCTCAATGCCGCCTCTCGGCTCCAAACGCAGATGGAAAGCAAAAGAGGCACTGCGCGATTAAATTAAATGCCAATGGGCGGCTGGACAACCTACTGTCCGCCATACGCCGCTCCTCGCCGCATGAGGCGGGCGGTGGCACCAAAACTGGAGTGATAACCACAATGGGAGATCCATTTGAACTGCTCAGACATGCACAGACAGCATACAATAACGACTTACGCCCTTGGGAACAGTCAAAAGAATACTGGGATAGACTGAAAAAGTTTTGCGATTACTCAGAGCGCTGGAGAAAAGAACAAGAGAAAGACATCGTATGGCCAAAGCCAAAAGACGTAGGGGTAGTTCGTAAAGGAACGACGGAATGGGACGTGTTCCATGAGCTGTCAATGAAGCGGCTCAAGAGAAATGGGATTCATTTGTGAACATAATACCGGGCGGTTCGGTGGGGCAGCGGTTGCTGGACAACAAGGGCCAGCCATTGGAAGAGGCCGAACTAAAATAATAATGCTGTCAGACCCGCAGAAAGCCTGACCAAACCCGCAGCATACCCCGCAAGGGGTATCTATGCCCCCAAAAGCGCACGAGCTGGAGAGGGCAAAAAAGCCGCCCCCGGAGGGGCGGCAGGATTAGCTCAGAATTTCTTTCAGTTTGTCCAAATTCCCGGCATTGGGGCTGACCTTGCCGCTCTCCCAGCGGGATATCACGGCCTGGTTAACGTCCATCGCATCCGCAAGCTGGGCTTGAGTCAAGCCTTTGGCCTTTCTGGCGGCGGAAATATCAAACTCGACAGACGCAAGGGGGCGCTTGCCTTTACCGGCAAAATAGCCTAACTGCCAAGCCCCCTGCATTTCAAGTGGCTGGAACTTTTCAGACCCTCCCTCCACGGGCGGGTCAATGCTGGTGATCTCGCAAAGCGCCTCAGCAACCTGCCGGTCGAGATCCCTCTTTAGGAGGCCAAGCCTGTGAGCATCAGAAATGACTCTGGCGAGTGCTGTATACGGGCGCTGAGCGGCAAGGGTGAGATCCCCTCCGATCTCCTGCGGATATGCCGCCGCGTTGAGCCGACCGAACACCCAGCCGAACACGTATGCTTCTCTGTTTGTCATAACAATCCTCCTATCAAAGCCCCAAAAGCTCCGCAAGATTTTTCTGATTCTGCTCACACTTGGCCTTGTACTCGTCGCTCTGATGCCATTCGGCGGACTTGCGGCACATGACATCATCTAGGTCGGCAAACAACTGGGCAATGGAGGAACCATGGTTCTCCATCGGGGGGGAGAGGTAGCACAGGGTTTCGCGGACGGCATACAGTTGGTCAAGGGTCATACGCTCAAAACGCTCTTTCATCATGGTATGGTCCTCCTTTTCGTTCAGGCGGCCACGAAGCTGCCGGTCATGTTGTCCACATAGCCGATACGCTCGGTGCGCTTACGGTTCCAGGCGTTGGTGTAGACAGCAACCTCAACATAAGTGCGGTTATGGCCGCTCTTGGCCCAGTCATTGATGTGGATCTTGGTGTTCCAGGTGATATTTTCGGCGACGGCTTCAGCGGCCTTGATGGCCTTGGCGAGCGCCCAGGCGGCTTTGAGAGCGATGGACATGGACACGTTAGCGCTGCGGCGGATGCTCCAGGCGTTGATCATGATCTCGTGCTTGTTGTACATAACTCATTACCTCCTGGGATCGCTCCCTCTTGATGATTTAATTATATCATAAAATATGATATTGTCAATACATATTTTGAAAAATATTTGCCGACCCGCAGTTGCAGGAGACGGGGGTGGCTATCAACTCACACGGGTGTATCGCTTAACAGGCTGTGACGGCTGGCCGGATCCGAGCCAGTGCTCGACAGTAGGCGGCGAAAAGCATTTAAAAGCATTTAAAAGCATTTCAAAAGCAAAACGAAAGCAAGGGAGAGAGAAAGAAAAGGTCCCCCTCTTGATGGCCCCCTTTATCCCCCCTCTCCCTTCCCCCCGATCCCCCTATCTCTTACCCCCCTATAATCCCCCCTTAATCTCCCCCGAAAAGAAAGAGAGAGGGCGCGCTCTGTCGGTGGCGGTGGGGGGCATTTGTAGACTCTACTTAGGCGAGAGGTGGTGACATGGCTGCACGGCTGACGGACAAGCAAAAAAAGAAGATCATTGCTGACTATGTGCAGTTGGGCAGCTATAACGCTGTCTCCAAAATCAACGGTGTATCCGCTACCACGGTTAAGAACATTGTGCTGAAAAGTGCGGATTTTGTGGAAAAGTGTGAACAGAAAAAAGAGGAGAACACCGCCGATATCCTGGCCTACATGGAGAGCCGACGAAAGCAAGTTTGCGACATTATAGAGATTGGGCTTGCTGTGCTCCCAGAAAAAATCCAGACGGCAAAAACAGCTTCTGAAGTTACGACAGCTTTAGGCACACTAATTGATAAATTCACGGCGAATACAGAGCCAAAGCAGGATATCCACCCACTGTTGCGTGACATGTACGAATCGAGGAAACAATGAGCCTTTCTAGGAAGCAAATAGATTTCTTGAACCGCCCATTTGACCGGACGCTGGATGTGGCGGAGGGAACGCCCAGAAGCGGGAAGACCACGGCTTGCATCCTGCGGTTTTATGATTTTCTCAATACATCCAAAGACAGCAATTTTCTGATTGTCGGCGCGTCACAGCAGCAGGCATTCCGGCTGGTCATGGACGGAGATGGGAATGGCCTGATCCACCTGTTTGGACGACAGGCGCATTTGAAGCACGATGATCACGGTGACCACCTGGAGGCGCTAACCTGTTCCGGTGTGAAAAAAATCTACTACAAGGGTGGGGCAAAAGCAGACAGCGACAAAGCAATACGGGGTCTTTCGTTGGGCGGAGTGTACTTCTGCGAGATAGATATTCTTCACCTGAATATGATACAGGAGTGTTTTCGGAGGACATATGCGGCTCACATCCGATGGCATTTAGCAGACCTGAACCCTCCTGCCCCGATGCATCCAGTAATTACAGAGGTTTTTGACGTACAGGACACCCGATGGACGCATTGGACGGTGGATGACAACCCGATTATCACACTGGAGCGAAAAGAAGAGCTCCGTCGGACACTAGAGAGAAATCCATATCTCTATCAGCGGGACTGGCTGGGGGAACGGTGCATCCCCCAGGGCGTGATTTACTCTATGTTCGATCCCCAAAAGCACATACTATCCAAACTGCCGGACGATGCACGCCCTATTGAGATGTACTTTTCTGGAGACGGTGGTCTGACGGATGCTACGAGCGTGTCCTGTAACCTGGTCTGCCGCACAAAAAATGGAATGGCCTTATACCGTGTGGCAAACTGGTACTATGACGGCGGGAACAAAGCTATGAGCGTACAGGCCCGCGAGTTGGCTGGGGAATTTGCCCCATATTGCCGCAACCGCTGGAATATGAAAGAAGACGCATGGTACATTGACCCGGCCTGTAAGGCGTTACGGAAAGAATTGGAACTCTATGGAATCGATGCGCTCAATGCGGACAACAATGCGCATGATATTCGGGGGAGCACAAAGGGTATTAAGATTGGAATAGAATACACCCAAAATATGATTCAGGAAGGACGCTTTTTCCTCGTGGAAGATGAAGCATATGGACATATAGATTTCTTGAAAGAGATCGGGATGTACTGTGTAGATGAGCATGGGAACCCGGTGGACGCCTATAACCATGCGATGGACGAATTACGCTACTCCATAAATCACTTTGTTAAGCAGTATATGTATTGAGGGGGGGTGAATCCAACGGGCTTTATAAAAAGCATTGTGCTGTACTTAGCGAAAAGGATGGGCCTGGAGCTACAGGATAAGCCCTTATACCGGGACGATTACAGCGACATGTCGTCCATTTCGCTGACGGCGGTAATTGCCAATAAAGTGGCCACGCTGACCATGCAGGACAGCACCATCACAATCGAGGGAGAGAGCGCAAGAGCGAAGTTCCTCCAAGATTTCCTGGATTATTATATGGGAGACCGTATGGACGTGGCTGCGGAAGTAGCACTCGGGACAGGAGACTGCATCATCAAGCCATATACGGACGGGAAGCGGCTTGGGGTCGACATCATCAAGAATCGGGATTTTGTTGTCTGTGAATCCATCGGGAATGACATCCTATCCTGCATAATGAAGGTCGGAGAGATTAAGACGGAAACGAATTTGTACCAGCGCTTTGAGGTGCAGATGGTCCGCGAAGCAGAGGCCCAAAGTGGGCAAAGTACAAGTGCACTCCTAATTTACAACATAGCTTTCCGGGGCTCAGTTGAAATCCCGTTGTCGGAGGTAGATGCGTGGAAGGATATCCCGGAAACACAAATCATCCCTAACGTGGATCGCCCATTGTTTGGCCGCTATAAGTCCCCCACAGTCAACCGGGCAGACGTAAACGGAGTGAACGGCGTGAAAATCACGGCTGGCGTGGATGAACCTATGGCGAAGTCTGTGGAAGCATATGAGCGTTTTAACCGGGAGTACAGCGCGAAAGAAACCATGATTTTTGCGGACAAGACCCTGCTGACAAAGGACGAAAACGGGAATGTTGTGTTCCCCCAGGAAAAGCGGCGTTTTCTCCAAATGATGCGAGGCGGTGGAGATAATTCAAATCCCGGAAAGTTGATTCAGGAATTTTCCCCAGAGATACGAGGTTCAGACCTGGAGGTTGGGATCACAGTCAATAACAAAATGGTGGAGCTATTGTGCGGGTTGTCTCCTGGAATACTGACGCCACCCACCACGTCCTATGCTACAGCAACGGAAATGAGGGCTGCGTTAAATTCTACGTTCGCCCTGATCACGAAGTTCCGCCGATTATTGCAAAAGGGAACGAACGATTTGCTGTATGCGGTGAATATAATCGCAAACTACAACAATTTGGCTCCGATAGGAGATTGGGAAGCGCACTATGATTGGTCGGCCTCCTACATCGAGCAACTGAATGAGCACTTTAATCAACTGACTATTGCAGAGGGCATCGGCGCAGTAGATAAGGCCGAGGTTCGCGCCTGGATGATGGACGAGGACTACGAAACAGCAAAGGCCAGGGTTGATGAAATTGCAGAGGAGACAGGGAGCCAATATATGCAGGAGGCGGCGTTCCAGCCGGGCATAAATGAGCCGGCTGCTGAATGAATCTTGGATTGAGGGGTTGCCGGATGGCATTGTTGGGAACCTGGAAAGCCTAAACAACTATGTGGTACAGCGAATATGTGAGCGTATCAGGAAAATCGGAGATATTGGAACGGCGGATGCGCAAAGATTAAAAACAGCGATTGAGTACGCGGGTGCAGACCTGGAAGCCATAGAAAAAGAAGTTGCCCGAATTATGGGAATGAACCAGCGAGAGGTGGAGCAGCTCTTTGAAGAAGTGGCAAAACAGAACGTAGATTTTGCAAATACATTTTACAAAGCAAGAGGAATGGATGCTTTGCAAAGCTACGCTGCCCGTGCTTCACTCAGCGCCTTTGTTGACGCCGCAAAGCGTCAGGCTATGGAAGGGACATCTAATATCTCCAATACCTACATGCTGGGCTTTAAGCGGGGCAAGCAGGTGCTCCGGCTAAGGGAGTATTACATCTCCACCATTGACCGGGCGATTACCTATGTGCAGACGGGCGTTGTAGACTACCAATCTGCTATGCGCTCCACTGCCCGGGACATGGCACGAAGCGGCCTCCGCCGCCTGACCTGGGGAAGTGGATACTCCAGGCGACTGGATTCCTCGGCCCGGATGAATATCCTGGAGGGCGTGCGCCGCTTAAACAGTGAAATGATGGAGGAGACAGGAAAGGAGTTTGGAGCAGATGGAGTAGAAGTTTCCGCGCATGGGCTTTGCGCTCCTGATCACCGGGATATCCAAGGAAGGCAATATAGCAAAGAAGAATGGGAAAGCATCAACCGAAAGTTGGAACGGCCCATTGGAACGCTGAACTGTCAGCACTTTGTAACGCCCATTGTACTGGGGGTATCGAAGCCGGTATACACCCGGAAAGAGCTGGAGGATATCAACAGGCGATCCTCTGAGCGGATCGAGTACAAAGGGCAAAAAATGAGCCGCTATGAGGCCAGCCAGAAGCAAAGGCAACTGGAAACGGCTATACGCTATGCAAAGGACGAGCGGGACGCTATGGTAGCCGCAGGCGACAAGCTGGGAGCTACACAGGCCAGGAAAAAGTCAGCGGCGCTAAGCGCAGAATACAAGCGATTTTGCGAACAGGCGGGGCTTACACCCAGACCGGAAAGGACAAGATCTATAACAGGACCGACGGTGCAGAGAGTATGACAGTTCATATTTTGGGCATTGAGTATTCTATCGTGCAAAAAAAATACGATGAAGACGAGGCGTTTGAACGAAGATCTATCTGTGGGTACTGCGATTTTATGGAAAAGCAGATTGTATATTGTGACATGGCCACATATAGAGGGAATGAGCATGAAACCACTACATACTGCGAAAGATTGCAGAAACAAACAGTTAGACACGAAATCGTACACGCATTCCTGTATGAAAGTGGGCTAAACAGTAACAGCGTTGAAATACAAGGAAGTTGGGCAGACAACGAAGAAATGGTAGATTGGTTCGCCATTCAAGGGCCGAAAGTTTATCAAGCATGGAAAGAGTCCGGAGCAATTTGACGATAAAACCCACCTTTGTGGATTTTATAAAAACTTCCTCTTGGCGCGGAGGTTTAACTGCGCTCGTTCCCCATATCGGTGTGGGCGCACCGGATTTACAAATTAAAGTCCTTTAGGGAACGGAAAGGGACAGAATGGATTTTACCAGCATTTTCAACGGAGAGTCTTTGACTTTGGCGCAGTTCAACGAAAAGACAAAGGGCATGAAATTGGCAGATTTGTCTACTGGCGAATATGTAGCTAAAGGGAAGGACAAAGAGCAGAAGGAAGAGATCGAATCCCTAAAGCAGCAGCTCGCCGAAAAGGACGAAGCGATTTCCAACCTGGAGAAAGCTAAGGGAGACACCGCTGCCATCCAGGCGGAGCTTGACCGCTACAAGCAGGCTGAGGCGGAGCGGGCCAAGGCAGAGAAGGAGGCGCAGATGGATGCCATCCTTACGCAGACGGCCGAAAGCGCCCTAGAGGGCCGGGAGTTCGTCAACGAGTACACCCGCACCCACTTCTTGGGCGAATTAAAAAAGGCCATCCAAGACCCCGCAAACAAGGGTAAAAAGCCTGCTGACCTGTTTACCGCCATGACAAAAGATCTGGACGGCATTTTCAGAAATCCCCAGCACGAACCGCTGAAAATTCCTGGCCTCACAAAGTCCGATGCGGACGGCAACATGACTAAAGATCAGATTATGTCCATCAAAGATGCATCAGAACGTCAAGCCGCAATCGCTACACACATCGATTTATTCCAGTAAGGAGTGAAATTTATGGCAGCAAAAGATAACCTGACCAAAGCCGCAGATATCCAGTCTACCGCACGTGTAATCGACTTTGTAACACGCTTTGCGCGGAACTGGGAGCATCTGCGAGAGATTATGGGCATCATGCGCCCCATCCGCAAGGAGCCGGGCGCGGTGCTCAAGAGCAAGACCGCCTCCTTGACCCTCCAGAGCGGGACGGTTGGAGAGGGTGAAGAAATCCCCTATTCTAAGGCATCCATCATCGAAAAGCCCTACGATGAAATGACCGTGGAGAAATACGCTAAGGCCGTTTCCATCGAGGCGATCAAGACCTACGGCTATGATGTGGCCGTAGGTATGACTGACGACGCTTTCCTGTATGAGCTCCAGGACAACGTGACCCGCCGGTTTTATGAGTATCTCAATACTGGAGAGCTGACCAGTACGGAAACGACTTGGCAGCGAGCTCTTGCTATGGCGAAGGGCCGCGTTATCAACAAGTTCAAGCAGATTCATCGTACAGTCACTAACGTGGTCGGCTTTGCGAACGTTCTGGATTTGTATGATTATCTTGGCGACAAGGACATTACGGTTCAGACGGCGTTCGGATTTCAGTACGTGCAAAACTTCATGGGCTTCTCTACCGTGTTTCTGCTTTCTGACGAAGAGATTGCCCGTGGCAGGGTAATTGCTACTCCGGTCGAGAACATCGTTCTCTATTACGTGGACCCTTCCACTAGCGATTTCGCTCGGGCTGGACTGGCTTACACTACCGACGGCGAAACCAACCTGATCGGCTTCCACGTGGAGGGCAACTACCATACCGCCGTGTCCGAGAGCTTTGCCATCATGGGCATGACCCTGTTTGCAGAGTATAAGGACGCTATTGCGGTCATTGATGTAGACACCACCCCCACACTCGGGAATTTGACCATCAACTCCTCTGCGGGCACTGATTCTGGTACTACAAAGCTGACTGTGACTCCAGGTAAGGAGTTTACCAGCAATGTGTATAAGTATAAGACCGATGCGACTACGGCCCCTGTTGTGACGTATGGGCAGAGCGTCCGGAATTGGACTACTTGGGACGGCGTATCCGATATCACCGCAACAACCGGACATAAGATTACGGTGGTGGAGGCCGACGGCACCTATAAGGCACTTAACGCCGGGAACGCCACTGTAACGGCTCAGACCTAATGGGGAGGGGGAAGGCTGATGTGCGGCTACATTACATTTGAGCAGTATGCAGCATTGGGTGGGAAGGCCGATGCGTCGGCTTTCCCCCGCCTTTCCAGGCTGGCACAGAAAAAACTGGACTACTGGACTCAGAACCGGATTAAAGAACCGGACGAGGATATCCAGCTCTGTATGATGCTTATTATGGACGCGCTGTGGAAGGTCGAAAACGGAGAATCAAACATCGCCAGCACGAGCAATGATGGGCTGTCTATCAGTTACGCATCTGCAAGGACAGAGGAGCAAATCATGGGGTCTGTGTATGACCAGGTCGTTGAGATTTTGCCCGTAGAGCTGGTCAACCTGGGGGTGGGATCATGACTCCATTGTTTAAGGAAACTATAACCTTATTGAACCGCAGAGCGGCCGAGGATAGCCCGGACGGATTGGATGCGTGGAAGAAAACTACACTAGAGCGGTGCGTATGGGTGAAAACAACGGTGAGGGGAGTATCCGGAACCGATGTATCTCTTGGACAGACCGTAACTGTGCGCATCCCGGAAAGTGTAGAATATCATCCGTATGGCACATGGAAAACTGACATGAAAGGCTTTTCCACGTCGGTAGGTGACATTGTGATACATGGGCGAGCAGCAGAAGAAGTAACACCCGACAATGTGCTTGATGTAGCCTCCAAGTATGAAAGCATGACTGTACGGGTGGTAAGAGATAACACAGGACTTCCGCTGGGTCATGTGCGCTTGGAGGGGTTATGAGTGTCAAAGTAGAGATTTATAGCCCTGGACAGACAGTAAAACGTATATTTAACAAAGATGTCATGAAATATGCGCAAACTCGTCTCCATGCATACTGCTCCCCTTATGTCCCAATGGATAGTGGCACCCTCGATCAAAAGGTGAGCATCACGGAAGAATATGTTCATTACAAATCGCCATATGCACACTTCCAGTGGGCAGGAAAAGTATTTGTAGATGACAGAGGGAGTACATATGCAAAACGGAGCACCTCAAAGCATCCTACAAGCCGCAAATTAAAGTATTCGACAGATAAGCATCCTCTAGCAACATCCCATTGGGAACAGGCTATGGCCGTAGCAAAAGGGGAACAGTTGGCGGCCGACATTGAGGATTATATCAAAAGGAAGTGATTTCATGGCAGACAAAAACAAGGCGATTCTGGAGTATCTGGAACAATGCCCAGCCGTGAAATCCTTTCTTTACTTTAATTCAGCGACAGAACGGCCGGGGCGTGTCAGTGTGGAAACCGTATACAGCGAAGCGTGGGAGGAGCGGCACATCCGGGGCCATGGAATCAGACAATACGACTTCGCAGTAGTGCAGATGCTCCCGCAAGACGAAGGCACGACCCAGAAAAATGCGGAACAGGCTCAAACGGTACAGTCATTTATGGATTGGATTGATGAGCAGAACAGGGCGCGCAAATTCCCTTTTTTTGAAGGTTGCGACGTATTGAGTATTGAGAACTTACAAAACATGCCAAACTTGGCTGGAGTAAATGAGGCAGGTACGGTTGCCAAATATATGTTCCAGGTCAGGGTGAGGTATTACCAGTAAAGGAGTGACTTAAACAATGAAAGTATCCGAGCTAATGGCTGGCTATACGCCGTCGGATGAGTTTGCTGGCTTTGCAACCAATGATGATTGGGTACTTGCAGTGGGTATCAATCTGGAGGAAGAAGCCGCCGAGAAGGATTATACCGTGGTGCAGATGGGCATCGCGGGCCTTGATCCTCAAATGAATCCTGTGACACAGGACAAGCAGTACATCCGCACCGGCCTGTCCACCTCTAAGACCGGAACCCAGCGCACCTTTTCCATCACGGGTGACCGATACATCGGCGACGCCTTCCAGGATTACTGCTTTGGCCTGGACATCGCCCATGGCGTTGGACAAGCGGTGGTGGTGCCCTATGTGTATTTCTCCGTCCTTACCGGCAAGGGAGAGAAGGGTCAGGTTTCCATCATTGTCAATTCCGACGGCGGTGGGAATGCAGGAGAGAACTCGGCAATCTCTATCGACCTGCGCAGCGTCGGGACAAAACCTACTGCTTATAGCTACTCTGTTGGAGTGTGAGGAGGAAGACCATGAACTACAAGGTCAATATCCTTGGGAAATCCTATGAGCTTCCGCCCCGCACATTGGCCGTAGATGATCAGATTGCCGGTCTGGTGGAGACAGACCGGGCTTATCAGGCGGGCGAGCTGACCCGGCGGAAGGCTGTAGAGAAGCTCCACGCCTTCGCCGTTGGACTGGCCCCTGGATGCCTGCCGCCGCTGGAGGAAGTAGATACAAACGAGCTGATGCACACCTGCATGGACATCGTCAACACATACGATGCCCCGGCTCGAAAGGCCAGAGCGGAGGCCAAACTGAAAGAGGCCAGGGACATCCTCAATAAACCAGAGGTTCAGAAGCTGCTTAAGCTGGCGGAGCTACAAAAGAAATGAGCTTATACCGACAGCCACCGGAATCCGTCATGGTTGGGGGAATGGAGTATCCGGTCGATACTGATTTCCGGGTATGGATCGGATTCCAAAGCATCTTGACCAGTCAGGAAGGGGACGAAGAAAAGTCAGCGAGGATCTATGCAATGATGGAGCAGTTTGGTCTCCCGGTCTCTGAGGCATCTCTTGAGGCTATGGTCCAGTTCTTTGAGGGGGCATCTAGTGAGCATAGGAGCGGTGAGGGCAACAAAAATCCGGCGTTTGACTTCGAGCTGGATAGTGCCTATATCTTTTCCGCGTTTATGGGTGCGTACGAGATAGATTTGACCACGGCTCGACTCCATTGGTGGAAGTTCAAGGCGCTGTTCCAGGCGTTGCCGGATGATTGTGAGCTTTGCAAGATCATGCGCTACCGCACGATAGACCTCAAAGATGTGCCCAAAGGGCAAAAGCAGTTTTATCGCCAGATGAAAACTCGGTATGCGTTGCCAGGTGCAGCCGGAACGGCTCACCGTACAGAAAATGAACTGAAAGATTATGTGAAGCGACGGTTTGAGGACGCAAGGAACATGCAAAAGTAGCGACTTCGTGCCGGGCCCCTTCAAGGGAGGTGTAATGGTTGCCAAACGACGGAACTGTAAAAATCGGCACGGAAATTGACGAAAGTGGCTTTAGAAAAGGGCTTTCCAAACTGGGGAAAACATCTGATGCCGGATTGAAAGCAGGGACAGAGGCCGTAGCAGGAATGGCAAAAGCTGCTGATGGTGCGGTGACCGGCCTGCTCCATGTCCAGCAGGCCGCCGAGGATACATCGGGAGCGGCTGAACTTGCAGCGCGAAGTCTAAAAACGATGGAGACCGCCGCTGACCATCTGGATAGCACCTTGGGAAAGAGCAAGCTGGATGATTTCGGCGAATCTATAGACCGCACTAGTGAGAAGGCGGATGACGCGGCCCGCAAGCTGGAAGATTTTGACCCAGCACTCGAACAAGTCAACGATTCCGCCAAAGACGCCGCTGGTGGTCTGGATGATATGGGAGACTCCGCCGAAGGCTCGGTTGGAGGGTTTGATACGCTTGGTACGGCGATAGGGACATTCGCTGGTGGCGTAATGACCAAGTTACTTGATCTAGCCATCCAAGCTGCACAAGCCATTTGGAACCTAGACGAAGCGACCGAGGAGTACCGGGAGTCCATGGCTATGCTCAATACCGCCTTTGAGACTGCTGGGTTTAGCCAAGAGACTGCCACAGAGGCGTATAGGGGATTCTACCGAATCCTCGGTGAAACGGACACCGCAACAGAGGCTTCTCAGCTCCTTGCACAGCTTGCAACCAGTAGCGAGGATGTGTCTGAATGGATCGACATAGCGGCGGGAGTGTACGGAACCTTCGGTGATGCCCTACCAATTGAGGGCCTGATTGAGGCTGCCAACGAAACAGCAAAAACAGGAGAGGTCACGGGAGTCTTGGCGGATGCCTTGAATTGGGTTGGAATCAGCGAAGATGAAGTGAATGATAAACTTTCGCAGTTTGTAGACACAACAAGCAGGGCGAAATATCTAACCGAGCTTTTGGGAGGCGCATATCAAGAAACGGCTGATACGTTCTATGCAAACAATGCGTCTATTATGGAAGCTAGAGATGCACAGGCAGATCTGGACGAAACGACTGCTGTGCTCGGAGAATCTATAGGCAACCTCAAAACCAAACTTATGGATGCGTTTGGCCCTGCTATCGTTGCAGTTGTCAACGCATTAGCATCTGCCATCGAGGCTATTACCCCATTGCTTGAAGGAATTGCATTTGTCATAGGCACGATAATTGATGCGGTGGCAACCCTTGTTGGATGGATATGGGAGGCTGACGATGGGTTTCTGGCGCTAATCGGCATAGGCGGGAAAAGCAAAGCAGCGGCATCTACGTCCAGTAGTCGATCCGCAAGCCCGGCCAATGCATCGGGCGGGCGTCCTACGGGACGGTCTATCCCAGCTCCAGCCAATGGGCCAGCAAATACGCCTGTGACAGCAAATGGAGCGGGCGCTATTGGGGCTGAGAGCCTTACAGCCGGGCGGAACCGTGTCTTGCGGGCTCTGGAAAATTCTATCCCGAGCATGGAACAGCGCGTCACCGTGGCCACCGCAGCAATGATGCCGTCTTCTGCCTATGCAGACCCCTTCGCCGCTCACCGTGCATATGCTCAAGCAGGCCAGCAGGAGCAGGGGCAAAGCGCCGCGCCGCAGCGCTTAAAGGTTGACATCGAGATCAAACCTAGAGAAGCGGCACGTTTTCTTAAGCCTAAAATTGACGAAGAAACGAACCGCCAAGGAACGTCGCTAACCAGAGGAGGATAATGGGTGGACAGTATTTTTACTATCGATGGTGTGAGCTACCCCGGTGTAGGTGTAGAGAGCCTGAGCCGCTCCGCCCTCATCAAAGATGGTCAGAACGCCGGTGAACTCATGAGCGGCGAATACGAGCGGGATTTGATTGGTACATACTATCACTACACGCTGGTACTCACAGGGCTGGAACCCGGTTCCGCAGACTACGACGCCATGTATGAAGTACTTACCGCCCCGGTGAATAGCCATCAAGTAGTTATGCCATATGGGCAAAGCACAATTTCCTTCCAGGCATATATCCAGAATGCCGATGACGCCCTGATTACTATGACAGACACAGAAAACTGGTGGGGAAACTTGAGTATCCAGTTTATGGCAAAGAAGCCGCAACGAATCCCGGAATGAGGTGAGCATGTGAGGAACCGCATTACATATGCAGGCAAGGAGTTTTCGGACGACCTGGACGCGGCTTACCGCCTCACTACTGGCGACTGCCTGCTGGAGACCTCTGCTCTGTCGGATTCCCTTGCGGCCAATACTCTGGAGTTTGAAGTGGACAGTGAGGACACCAGCCTGACCCAATACGTGCGCAACGACAAAATGGTATACGAACACAAAGGTAAACTGATTGGTACGTTTTATGTGCAAGAAGTGGCGCGCATAGGTAGGTATACCTACCGTTTCAGCGCAATATCCGCAATGGGCCTCCTTATGGGCAAGACTCACTATGGCGGGCTCTACACCGGCCATACGGTGGCGGAAGTGGTGTCTGACATCGTATCAAGTACCGGAGTAACAGTAGAAATAAAAACCATTTTCCAGGGCCACAAGTTATACGGATGGCTGCCCATTGCCACGGCGCGAGACAACTTAGCGCAAGTGCTCTTTGCCATCGGAGCCTATCTTCGCACCCTCGCCAACGGTGTGCTGCGCATTACGTCACTGTATAGTGGTGTAGGATGGGTCAGAGGCCAGGATAAGTGCTTTGTTGACGGCTCCGTGAACTATGGAACGCCAGTATCCCGTGTCATTGTAACGGAGCACCGATGGGAACTTGGAACAGAGAGCAAGGAACTATTCACTGGCGCATTGAACCAGGGCGATATTGTACGGTTTGACGAGCCAGTGCACGACCTCAAGGCCAATGGGTTTACCATCCTGGAGAGTAACTGCAATTACGCTAAAGTATCCGCCGGTACAGGCACCCTCACCGGAATCCCCTACCTCCACCACATGCGGGACATCACCCAGCCAGTGGCGGCAAATGGCGAGGGTGACGATGTTACAGTCAAAGAGGCATATCTGGTGTCTCTGGTCAACTCAGTAGGCGTAGCAGAACGCTTGGCGGAATATTATGCCCACCAGGAAACCATCCAGCAGGATGCAGTTTGGAGCGGAGAACAGCCTGGGGACGTGGTGCGTACAGCTCACCCATATGGGGGCACGGCGGAGGTGTTTCTGGCCTCGGTAGACTTGGCAATGAGCGGAATCCTGCGGGCTGCTGAATCTGGTGTAGTAGGTTACAAGCCGCCTCAATATGAAGAGACGGTCCTGTTTGATCAGGTTGAAATACTGACAGGCAGCGGACAATGGACCGTCCCGGATGGCGTGACCAATGTCAGAGCCGTACTGATCGGCGGCGGCCGGGGCGGGAAGCCGGGCAAATCTGGCGAAAATGGGAGCTCCGGAAAACGGTTCTCCGGGAGTTCCCTCTATTATGATTCTGGAAATATGTCACCGGGCTCTGGAGGGGACGGTGGCGAAGGGGGAGAAGGCGGCCTCGGCGGTGACATCTATGAGGTCAATCTGGATGTAACGCCGGGTCAGGTCTTTTCCTTCCAATCCGGGACTGGTGGTGGGTCAGATGCGGAAGGCACGGCAACCACATTCGGTGAGCATACATCCACTTCCGGAGCACCGATTGAATCTGGATACACCGAGCAGATATCCGGAGTAGTGTATGCAAAGAACGGCATTCCCGGACGGGCAGGAGGCCGGGGAAGCGGTGGAACTGGAGAAGCGTCTTGGGAGATAATCGAAGGTGACCACATTGACGATTTTATCCCAGGTGCAAAAGGGAATGACCGGAGTGCATCAAAACGCGGCTATTTTGATAATAGTTCGGTTTATGCGGTATCAGTAGACGGGAATAGCTACGGAGGACTGGGGGGTGGCGCTGCGGTAGGTGCAAATGGTGGCCCAGGCGGATCGGGCTCCGCGCGTGCTAATGTGGATACTGGGCTTAATTTTGAAGAAGAAAAAACATTTAACGGCTCGCTCTCTATAACGCCCGGCCCAGGAGGGAACGGCGCTACTCCACCGCCACCAGCGGCAAAGGGAAACATTGGAGACGGCGGGGATGGAGGACATGGAGGCGGAGGCGGCGGAGGTTCCGGAGGCGGAAGCTACATCGTAAGACTCAACAAAAATTCATGGCCCAGCGCGGGGTGCAATATTTCCACGTCTCTTTCCAATGGGACTCCAGGAAAGGGCGGCGCTGGTGGTGCTGGCGGAACCGGAGGGCCGGGTGGAATTATCCTGTATTATGGTGTGCCTAAAGAGATCCTATCAGGACAAATGAAAGACAAAAATAGGAAAATGTTTTTGGATCGGCTTGGCCGTCGGCTAATTGTGTGAGGTGAGAAAATGGAACTGACTCTGGAGGAGCGTGTAGCGGCACTTGAGCGGAAATTATTAGCCAGAGAAGCGGCAGAAGAACCGGCCGGGTACTACACCAGCAAATACAGCGGTGAGGAGATCGATGCCCTCCTGGACAAGGTGGCCGCTATGGATGGAGGCGGGACATAATGCTCATCATGGCAAATTGGTACATCTGCGCCCCGCCTAAATTTTGCCTAGGGTTTGAGGGCGACAATGAGGCTGTAGCCCTCGAAATCTCCACAGACCTCACAGACGAGTGGGCCTTAAAGGTGGATGTGGAGAAGGATGGTCAAAAGAATATTATCCAGCTCCAGCGCGTCGGGCAAGTGTACTCCGCCTTGCTGACGGCCTCCATGCTGGCTGATGACGGTCAGTATTTAATGCAGGTCAGGGGTACCCTCGGGGAACAGGTGCGGCACAGCAACATATTTTACGCAACTGTCCATGACTCCATTAACGCCGTAGACGCTTTCCCGCCTCCGCTACCTTCCGAGTTTGAGCAGATGGAGGAGCGTATCACAGAGCTGAACCAGCATCCCCCGAGGCCCGGCCTGGATGGGTTTTGGGAGATTTGGAACCCGGATAGCGGCCAGTACGAGGCGTCGGATATCCCTTTACCGGAAGGTGGAGGAGGTACATCCTACAACATCGGGCACGGGCTAAAGCTGGACAGAGACACAAGGACGTTATCTGTGGACACAGTAAACGGTTTTGACGAAGGTGACAATACGCTCCCCATTACCGCAGCCGCGGTGCAGGAGACGGTAGGCAACATCGAAATCCTGTTAGGGACAATTTGAAAGGTGGGAAAGCATGAGTGTAGCAACTGAAATCAGCAGAATCCAAACAGCGCGAAACGCTATCAGGTCAAAGGCCGTTGAACTGGGTATTGGAACAGGCACGGATGATCTGACCAAGCTGGCCGCAGAGATTGAGGCAATCGAGAACAGAGGCGCGGTATCTGCCACCGTCCAGGAGGGCGATACATATACCATCCCCAAAGGCTACCACAACGGCAGTGGCACGGTGTCAGGGGTGTCCGGTGGCGGAAACTATAACCTCCAGAGCAAGACCGTCACGCCTACCAAAGCCCAACAGAACGTGACACCTGACCCCGGCTATTATGGCCTGTCCGATGTGACAGTAGCCGCCATCCCCGGGAACTACCAGGACGTATCCGCCGTTACGGCTACCGCCGCTGACGTATTGACTGGCAAGGTGTTTGTGGACAAGGCAGGCAAGACCACCACAGGTACCATGCCAAACAATGGGGCGGCGACTGAAACACTGACCCCGGAAAAACTGTCTTACACCATCCCGAAGGGGTATCACAGCGGGACAGGAAAGGTGCAGATCACCCCGGAGACGAAGAGTGTTACGCCAAACAAGTCTGTCCAAACAGTGGAGCCTACAGACGGCAAGGTACTCACGTCCGTTGAGGTAGCGGCCATCCCGGAGGCTTATGTGGACACCTCTGACGGCACAGCGGTTGCCGGGGATATCCTTAATGGCAAGACCGCTTACGCAAAAGGCGCGAAGGTCACTGGCTCAATGGCAAACAATGGGGCGGTATCCGGGGAGATTGACGGCTTGACCACAACCTCCTTTGCCGTCCCTGCGGGTTACACCACTGGGGGCTCGGTGAGCCTGACGGGCGACATTGAGGAGGCCCTTGCGGCAATCTGATTGGAGGCGTGGTATGAGTATTCAGAGCGAAATTGACCGACTGTCCGCCGCTAAGGCAAGTATCGCAGCGTCACTACAGGATATGGGAGTAGAACCGCCGTCGGGCACCACACTGGAGCAGTACGCCGCCCAGTTAGCCGCTATCGCCACGGCTGCGCCCTGACTCTCAATACCCGGCAGCGGCACGATGCAGATGGGGGAGAGCCTGGGCAACGGCCCCTACACCATCGAAGTAACCGAAGACGGAGAGGGCGGCGGCCTCTCCGCCGAACAGGTGGGCTACAGCAACACGGGCAGCGGCCTGGAGGCCACCAATGTGCAAGAGGCGATCGACGAGCTGGCGGGGAAGGGCGGAGGCGAGTATCTGCCTTTGACTGGCGGGACTATGACGGGGCCTCTCACTTTAAGCGGGCTACCGACCAGCGAAAACCACGCCGCCAACAAGCGGTACGTGGATACGAGTGTTGAACAGGCGCTTGGCTCAATCGGATATAGCCTGGTAAAGGAATACACATCGCCGGGGAGCTTTACCCATACGTTCGACCGCAAATATACAGATATTTTTGTGATTGTGGTTGGTGGCGGCGGTGGTGGTGGGTCGGTCTGCCAAAGTGGTGTCAGTTCTAACAATATTGGCGGCGGTGGCGGTGCTGGTGGATTTGTGGCATGCTTTCACGTTCTGGACAGCACTAAAATCAAAAACAGAAATATTGTTGTTGGAGCAGGAGGGGTCGGTGCGCCTGCGCAATCCGAGAGGGGAGCTACTGGTAATGGAGGAACCGGATCAAGCAGCAGTGCTTTCGGGGTTACAGTACCTGGTGGGAAAGGTGGTCAAGGTGCTACTGGCGGTTTCGATAAAGCACCCAATGCGGTAGGCGTCTATTCCATTTTGGCCGGCGGCAATGGGGCAAATGGATACGACCAATCTGATAGAAGAGGCAGTAATGGCCCTATTATTGATATTTTGGGACTTACATTTTTCAGCGGCGGTGGGGGCGGTGGCGGAGGTGGACAATATAGTGGCCCTAGACCGACAGGAGGAGCGGGGGGAGCTAGCGGTGGAGGTTCTGGAGGATCAGGGGCTATCACTGGTGCAGATGCTACAAATGGCAGCGCTGGTAGTAAAGGTGGTGGCGGCGGCGGTGCTGGCGGCGGCTTTCATGATGGCAGCACCACCCAAAAATCCGGAATCGGAGGCAAAGGCGGCGATGGATATGTGGCGATTTACGGTAGGGGGTGATTTTTAATGAAAACGGTCTATCTGAACGAGGATAACACTATCCGAGAAATCATCCCGGAATATGCACTCCCGCCGGAGAAGTGGTATAGCGAGGCATTTGCACGACGCTGTGTAGAGGTACAGGACGATGTAGAGCAGGGGTGGCGCTACAACCCCGAAACAGGACAGGCCACCCCGGACACAAGACCGCCGGAACCTGAACTAACTCCGCAATACGCCGTCGCTATGCGGGCCTATGCGACCACCAGCACGGCCATACCTGACACCTACGCTCTGGACATGCCCGATCTGTTTCCGGCGTGGGAGACTGTTTTGGAGGCAGGAGAGGAGCTCCCGGCGGGCCGTATCCTCAACGACGGCGGCCAGCTCTACCGGGTGGTGCAGGCGGTAACTCCTCAAGAGGAGATGCCCCCGCACGACGACGGCATGCTCGCCATCTACCGGCCTATTGACCGCGAGCACGCTGGCACAGCGGACGACCCCATCCCGTGGGTGTACGGCATGGACTGCCACGCGGGCAAGCACTACAGCTACAACGGCAAGGTCTACAAGGTTGCCGAGGGTGGGGACATGATTCCCTGTACGTGGCCGCCCGACAGTCCCGGCATGTGGCAATGGGTGGAGGTGTAGCACATGGCTATCGTTGTAAACGGCAAAAAAGTTGCCGGGGTGGGACTGCCCGGCAAAGACGGAGCTCCAGGGGCAGACGGCAAGGATGGTGCACCTGGAAAGTCCGCCTATCAGGCGGCAAAAGAGAAAGGATATACCGGAACCGAAGAGGAGTTTAACACCGCTCTGGCTGGTATGCAAAGTGCTCCATTCCTGCCGCTGAGCGGAGGAACAGTTGAGGGCGTCCTCGAAATTAGATCAGGGATTGAATTTGGCTATGGCAGCAATTCGATAGAACTATCTCCCTCATCTGCAAGTCGGCTTGAATTGGTGGCTAATGCTTCCGGCGGGTTCAGTGGCGGCTCGATTGGCGGAACAGTTGAGCTGATAGGGTTGTCCGCACCAACGGCATCCAATAGTGCCGCAAATAAGCAGTACGTGGACGAGCACGCGGGGGCAAGGGTTGCCACGGGGAGCTATGTAGGGACGGGGGGATTATAACAGTGGAACCGGATGGGGGAGCAGTAACCCGACATCACTGACGTTTGACTTTGCCCCCAAGTTGCTTATTATTGGTTGGCAAGAAACACTGGATAGTGGTTTTTTCACCAGTAATTTAGGGGACACATCCAATAATTACTATTCTATATACACAGGAGCTTTAACGACACAGTTTAAGCAGTATAGAGGCTTTGGTGATCCGGACAGCAGTTATGCGAAGAAGTCTTCAGACGGTAAGACTATAACGTGGTATAGCACTCATCATGCTAACTCCCAAAGAAACGACAAAAGACACAAGTATTATTATCTTGCCATTGGCTGAAAGGAGGCCCATCTATGACCATCATCCAAATTGACCCGCTGGAAACCGGCCAGCACCCGATCCAGAGCCAGAGCGGGCGGAGCGCCTGCTGGCTGGATGACTACATAGAGGTGCCCGCCCACCTCCATGACGC